TCTGCCGGGAACAAATGACGGATGGCAGACCATACCCGATGAGGAAGCAGATAAGCTGCCGTTCAATTAGTCACAGAATTTGCGATTTAGTCACAAAAACCATGGAGCAGAAAAAATTGTGTGACTGGAAATTATGTGACCAAAATCGCTAAAAAGTTATAAAAAACCTTAAAAAACCGCACACCTAAAATTAGGTGTTTAGTTAGGTGTTCGGTTAGGTGTTTAGTAAAAAACCCAGTAAAATCAAGGCTTTTAATAACATCTAAACACCTAAAACACCTAAATCACTATTTTTATTGTATTTACGGAAAATTGTGTGACTGCATGAAGGGTTAGTCACAGAAATCACTAAAAAAACATGGTGTATTTCAAAAATTAGGTGTTAGGTGTTTAGTAACCCCGATAAAGCCAGTAAAATCAAGGGTTTCACACCGCACACCTAAATGAACACGTAGGTGTGCGGTGTGAAAAATGGAGCATTAGGTGTTCGGAGACAGAAAGGGTGGTGCGAATGGAAGATGAAAGCATCCAAAAGGATGAAGAAAAGCTGAAATCGCTACTGGAGACACTGAAAAAGAATGACGAGAATGTGCCAGAGGAACTCCTAAAGACCAAGTACAAGAAACCGTACCGGGAACTGAAGGATAGCATCAAGGAAGTAGCGGATCAGATCTCCGGCAGGAGAATCAGACAGGACATCGTCATAAAAAACGATGAAGCCGGACAGGTTCTCATAAAGCAGATACAGGAAATGCTTGAGGAAAAACGGAGAGCCGGAACAGGCAAGGAACTCGGCAGGACGCTCTACAAGGAATACAGTGTGGAGAAATTCCTACAGGCGGTGGAAGAAATCAGAATAGCAGTCTGGAATCTGTGGATACCTTACTGGCAACAACACTGCTGCTTATACGCAGCACCGGAGTGCTTCGATGAGGACGGACCGCCACCGAAGATTTATAACGATCTGACAAAAGAGTTCCTTGTAGACCAGGAACAGAACATCTGGGAGAAGAAACCAGAGTGGGAATCAGAACAGAGAATGATCATCACAGCCGGAGCGTGCCACATTCTGGCTGAGGGATTAAGAAATAAGGAGGAAACAGATGGGATGCAAAGCAGCGATACCAACGGATGAGTACCACGGATGGGAGTGTGAAATAACAGAGGGAGCGTGTATGTTTTTACACCCAGACAGTAGAAGATGTGCCAAAGAATATGGCGAAGGACCAGATACAGTAGAACAGGAGGAGCAAGACAATGGATAACAGACAGGCAAACATCAACAGATTTGAAGCAGAGATGGCGAAGGTAACAAGAGACGGAGTGGACAAGCTGATGGCGTTTATCAGAAAGAGTGATATGTACGCAGCACCTGCAAGCACCAGATTCCACCTTTCAGTGACAGGCGGACTGCTGCAGCACTCACTCAATGTACTGGATGCACTGAGGGCGAACCTCACAAAGAACGATGACGGCACATACTCATACGAGGTCGCAGGAGTTCCGGCAGCCAGAGTGACAGAGGAAAATGTGATCATCATGGCACTGCTCCATGACATCTGCAAGACCTACTTCTACACAACGGAAATCAGAAACCGCAAGGTAGGTGGAAAGTGGGAGCAGTACGAAGCATTCGCAGTGGACGACAAGATTCCATACGGTCACGGAGAAAAGTCTGTAATGATGATCGAGGAATATATGAAGCTTCAGCCAGTAGAAAGATATGCAATCAGATGGCACATGGGATACACCGAAGCCGACACCTTATCATTCAACAATGCAATCGACAGATACCCGATGATCTGGGCACTGCATTCCGCAGACACACAGGCAAGTCACTTCATGGAAAACAATGAGGGGAACAAACTGGCATACGCAGACAACGGATCAGCGGAATACGCAGATCAGCCGACCATGCAGGAGGCAACCGCCCCAGTATTTGAGGAGGCGACACCAGTATGAGCATGATGGAACTGCTGTCCCAGATGAGAGAGCGAGCCAGAGCCAAGAAGCAGCGCAAAGGAAGCCTGCCGTGGTTTTGTATCATTTTTTCGGACAAATGCGTAGAGCCGGAGAAACCCTGTGCTGAGTGCAGGGTTTACGAGGAACATAAAGAAGAAATCGAAAAGGAGATGGAGAAACATGATCATCAAGATTGAAGCAGTACCGAAACTGACAGTGGAAGATGGAGTAGAGAAAGTCGTCATGGGAGAAAACAATCAGCCAGTGTGGGATAGAGAAAGAGCACTCATCACAACCAAGGGCGGCAATTACCGCAGGATTGTCACACTCACAGACGAACTGGCGGCAGAGGTGGCAAAAGGACACCGATACT